TAAATTTCTGTCTATGTTTGCAGTATAACAATTTTAAATATAAATAATATGGAAAATAAATGGATATATATAAATGAGATAACTACGCTCCACGCTGATGATGATGGCGTATGCTTGTCCAACGAACACAACTCAATTACGATTGACCCCTATACTTTGGTGGATTGGTTGCCGAATATAATTGAGGTGGCGTTTCAAGAAAAGGAGAAACGAGACAAAGAAAAGATTGAAGAACTTAAAAATATAGTAAATGAGACAATATAGTTTAGAACAGATAAAGATGATATCTGTTGATATTATTTCAGACGATGAATGGGTGAACGATTCACAAACTATGGCAGAACACAGAGGTATTGTCTCTGGTTTAAATATGCTTATTAATCACTTAACAGAAATAGAAAATGAAACAGTTTAAAGTAAACATTCCAAGTCTGGCAAATACCAGTGCGGTATTTAACGCCAACGACAAAGTAGAACTATTAAAGCTAATTTGTCAGAAGTATAATGTGGATATTCAGAAACACAGAATATTCATTCGAGAAGTACAGGATAATCATACACAGGTGCAAGGATAATCATTGTGCAATGATAATCATTGTATAATATAAAACAGATTCTTATGAAACTTAAATGGATTGAAACAATAGATGTAGATGCCAAAGAATGGTTTGACAAACAGAATGGAAATTCTTATTTCGCTGGTATTGTTACACTGAACTACGGAAAGAAGAGCCAAAGAGAATATCTTATGCCTATGCAATACGGCTATGGTTCACAATATGAATATGAAGCAAAGAAAGTACTGACTGAATTCAATTGTATTTCTGGTGCTGAATTATCTCCATTGTCTTCTTTTTGTAGAGACAACAATATAATTCTACGAACAAGCAAACAAGAAAATTGTAAGCAAAGAGATTTGTTTGAAGTTGAACGGAATTATAACGACAATATAAATGCATAGTAAATTCAATACCCTGTTGAGTTGTGCGCCTTGTGAATTTAATATATATAATGAATTCAGTCGGTGCGCAATTCAATGGGAATAATGAACTGACCTAATCGCATACTATCTGGATTGGTTCTAAATTGTATTAATGTTTGGATATATCGGTAAATTGTCGTAAATAACGCACGCACGTTCATATAGTATATAAGAATGAACGCTTTATTTAGAATGGATATAAACTAAAAAAATAGTTTGTTTTTGTTTGGGTTATTAACTTTTTTGTGTATATTTGTACTATAAATAATTCATAAACATAAAATATAAACACAATGAAAAAAGTAAATAATAGCACAATCGATAAAATAGTATTTTGGTCAATAGTAGGTATTTTCGTTCCTATGATTTTAGGCGGTATTTTTACCATCATTAAAAACATTGATTTAGTTTCTTTTAACTTTTAAACTATAAAACAATGAGAGAACAAAATGATAAAATAGAAAAGTTTTTTACAAAGGTGGATAAACTCACATTTCAAGCCGTTAAAATTATGGCTGTCTTTATTCCCCTTTACGTATTATTTCAACTAATTTTTAACAACTAAACAGATGAAAAAAGTATTTCAAAGTAATTACGAGGCGATTCACACATTCGCACAAAGAACGCATCCAGAGGGTCGCAATCAATCTCGGAGCGTATTTTTTGAAGGCAATAAAATATATTCGTACGGATATCACTATTTGCTCGGTGAGTTCTTAGACGCCAATACAATACTAATAAACGATGAGGGCTATTCGGTCAGTACGTCAAAACATATTAATATATTAATGGGTGCAACAAGTCATTATAACCAGTTTTTCAAAACTATGGTAGATATTGACTATATATATAGCCACGTTTTTAACTATCTTAAGCCAAAGTTAGCGAAGGCGAGAAAACCACAAAAGTACACAAATGAAATTTTCGCCCTATGGAATAGTTTGAACGGATATATCAACGAGCGCAAAGAAACGAAAACAAGAAGACGCAAAGAATACAAACAGCTACTTAAATTTGTAGATAGTTTGCAAGATGAGAACGCCCTCGAAAGTTTGCGAGAGTGGGCAAAAAAAGAAAAGGAAAAGAAACAAAGAAAAGAAAAGAAGACGCTCAAGGAAAAGTTAAATAAGTTTTACAAGTACGAAATTGATTTTTTTAGGATTGGCGGTATTGATTATTTGAGACGCTCCGAGAATGGGCAATACATTGAGACCTCACAAGGCGTAAAAATAGATATTGACGAGGCAAGAAGATACTACAATATTTTGGCTTCTGGTGCAAATATGCGAGGCGAAAGAATAGCCAACTTTATTACAAAGTCATTCAATGATATGTTGACTATTGGTTGCCACAATATAAGCAAAGAACAAATAAATAAAATATCTAAACTTTTATAAGATGGCTAATAAAATACAGTTCGAACACCTGTTAAAACATAAGAAGGAACAGAGGAAACAAAAACAAAGACGCGAATATCTGGAAACAAAATACGGATATAAAAGCCAGAATAATTACCCCTATGATTGGTAATAAAATAAAAATAAAATAAAGTTTTCATTATGTTTTGCCCCCGAAAGGGGGCTTTTTTATACCCTTATTTTTGTAAGGGTTTTTTGTTATCTTGTTTCTGTTCAGTTATTTAATTTGTTTGGAGAGGTTATTTATATATCAATTAGGTATATTTTTCTTCCATTCTTAGCTCGTTTCTACCTTCCAACCATACCAACATACCACACAACACCCGTTAAGCCCTTAAAACGTCTCTAAATAGCCTTAAATGGCTTTATATGGGGGACTCTACCTATGAAGATACCCCAGTAGCTAATATACCTCAACTCTATACATACCCTACTTTCCATCTGCCAACTGAATTCAATACCCCTCTATGAATCTAATACCCTTTGTGAATCTAATAGGTATTTCGTATATTTGTATTATGGCAAAGCGCAAGAAAAAAGTAATCAATCTACAGAATCACCCAGAATCCTTAAAGGCATTTAGCTGGTGTATGGAAAGAAACATACGAATCTACCCAATCCCATCTGCCAATCAGTTCAAGATAGTTATTGATAATGGCGCATCAAAGATAGTTTCGCCCAAACTATACGATAAGGATGAGTGGTCTGAAAAGATATGGGAGTTATATAGGCACTTTTACAACGGAAATAAGCTGTCAGTATAATACAATGTATAGTAGAGTACAATGTATATATATTCTTTTTATACAATAGAATGTACACTACTATACAATGTACTATATATAATACAATGTACTCTACTATACTAATGTATTATATATTGTGCCATACAGACAGTTGGAGAAACAGTAACAAACATAAAAGTTAATTTAATATGGCGAATAACGTACAAGTAGAACTATCCGTTCCAGACGCACTTTCTGACATAACACTTGGACAGTATCAGAAATACTTAAAGATACTCGACAGTAACAAAGATGATGAGAACGCAGCAGAGTTTATCAATCTAAAGACTATTGAGATATTTTGTGATGTTGACTTCAAAGACGTATTGAAGATTCCTTTAAATGAGGCGGAAAAGGTACTCACAATCATTAACAAGGCGTTTGAAGAGAAGCCTGATATTATTCGCCACTTCAAATTACTTAACGTAGATATGGGCTTTATACCTAGTTTAGAGCGTATATCTCTTGGCGAGTATATTGATGTAGAAAATAACATAGTGGACTGGCAAACAATGCACAAAGCTATGGCAGTGCTGTACAGACCAGTCAACTTTAAGAGTAGAGAGAAGTATACGATTGCGCCATACGAACCAAGTGATGAGGTATCTGAACTAATGAAGGAGATGCCACTCGATGTAGCTATGAGTTCTATGGTTTTTTTTTACGCTTTAGGGATGGAGTTACTGAAAGCTATTCCGACCTTTATACAGAAAAGTCTGACGGAGGAACAGACTTATCTTCTCAAGCAAACTTTGGCTCAAAGTGGGGTTGGTATCAATCAATTTACGCACTTGCTCAAGGGGATGTCCTTAAATTCAATAAGGTTACCGAAAGTCCACTCTTCCAATGCCTCACCTACCTAACATTTGAAAAAGAGAAAAACGAATTAGAAGCTATGATGATTAAGAAAGCATATAAACGATGAGAGCATATTACGAATTAATAGATAAACTAAATACATATCTTGATGGTAGTCCATCTGTCAATACTGTTACGTTTGGCGATATATTTAAAGTGGACTTGTCTAAGCAAACTATATTCCCACTGGCGCACGTTAATGTACAGAATGTGACTTTCTCTGAGCACATAATGACTTTCTCTTTGCAAGTGATTTGTATGGATATCGTAAACGAGAATAAAGATGATAAGTTAGCTGCTGCCTCCACGCCATACAGAGGACTGGACAATAAGCACGATGTGTTTAACACTCAGCTCACAGTAATCAATGGATTGCAATCGTCTTTGCGTAGAGGCGACTTGTATACCGACAAATACCAACTTGTGTCTGACGCATCTGCCACTCAGTTTGAAGATAGGTTTGAGAATCTATTAGCTGGTTGGAGTATGGATTTAGTTATAGAGACCGCCAATACGGATATGCAGCTTATTAACGCAACAGGAGACGCTTGTAGATAATGGATATAGTACTCAAAAATACTAAAGCATATTTAGAAGGGTTCGCAAATAATGAACTCATCAGATACTTCCTTGAATCGTACAATACGGATAGACCCAGAGGTGAAGGTAAGTACACTGGAGTAACATCAAGAGTTGAAGCTTCTGGTAGGGGCGGTGAGTCTTTAGAGGTAAAAGCTGAGGATGATTCTATAAATTTATATGGCGCACAATATCTGAAGTATGTTGATGAAGGAACTGGAAAGTTTCAGCCTAATATATCAGCACTTAAAAGATGGATAACAGAGAAACCAGTAAATCTTGATGGCGTAAAAGGAAAAACACTTGAATCAAAAGTAAATACACTTGCTTTCTTGATAGGTAGGAGTATAGGCGCAAAAGGAATTGCACCAGCTAACTTTATAGGTGAAGTTGTAGAAAGAGCTCTTAAAGAAATAAAAGATTCAATAGGAGAGCCTCTGAAGTCAGATATTATGGAGGACTTAGGTACATTTATGATAAGTCTTGGTTATATTAAAAAGGGAAACACTTACGAACTAAAGAAATAGAATGGCACAAATAATCAATACAAGGAGTCCGTTTTACATAAAAGTGTCAAATAGTGCACTTGCAACTGCTACACTTCAACTTTATATATATGAGGGCGCAAAAGATACAACGCCTGATGCTGCGGATTTAAAGTACACTATAACTAAATCAGAGCTTGAAAACAATAACCAAGTTGTGTTTGAGATATCAGAGCTTATAAGAGATTACATAGACGTTAAATACGATGGGGAGTATGATAGCTATTGTGTGTGGGCTAATGCTGTTATAACTGCTAAAAATTCAAGTGGAAGCACCATATCATCCCCTACAGTAACGCCAAGTGATTATACAAATCAATTTGTAGCTGTAGATGGGTACGGTTACTTTGAAGAAGGTGTAAACCCTGAGCCAAGCCGTTCACTACTTCAGTCAAACAAAATAATCTATAGACCAAGTGATTACAATGTAAATATACCAATTTTTGCTGAAGACACAAACTCAGTTGCGTATCTTTACAACAATACAACGATTAGAATAGATACGATATCTGATAATAATAACACTAATCAAAAAATTCAATACATATACTCTTATGTAAATTCAGACACAGATACATATCAAGAGAGAGTTTTGAATGACAGCGGAACACTTGAGGAATCAATATGCTTAGATAAATTCCTTAGAAATGTAGATACAAGTCCAGTTGATAAGCTCATAATTAATTCAGACACTTCGTCTGAGGTTATAGAAATAAGAACACTTGATTGTTCCATATACGACCCAATCAAAGTTACGTTTGTAAATAAATATGGCGCACTACAGGATTTGTGGTTTGACAAGAAGAGTGTAAATTCAATAGAAGTACAGTCAAACGATTATAAAGCATCTGTAATGGATTTCTCTTCTACGCCAACCTATGACACCTCCGCACACCAGAACAGGGTGTTAGATTTAGTGGGTAAAGAAAGTATCACAATGAATACTGGATATATAGATGAGGAGTACAATGAAGTGTTTAGACAGCTTATGCTATCAGAACAAGTGTGGATGACAAAACTAACTGAAACTGAGGAGCAAGTATTGCCTTTACGCCCAAGAACACAGTCGTTACAATTCAAAACCAGAACTAACGACAAGCTCGTAAACTACACAGTAGAATTCGACTTTGCGTTTGATAAGATAAACACTATTCGATAATGAATAAGGTTATACTATATATAAAACCCATCACAATAATAAATGATGAGCAAGTTGAAGGTGATTTTCAACAAGTGGACTTGTTTGAAGATGAAGCAATCTCTGTTACATCTAAGATACAGGATATTCGTGATATATCTAAAGTATTTACTGACTTCTCTCAGTCATTCACTCTACCTGCTTCTAAAAAGAATAATAAGATATTTAAGCACTTTTATAATTACTATATATCTGAGGGTTCGTTTGATGCTCGAAAGAAAGTAGAAGCTGTATTAGAAATAAATTATATACCCTTCAGAAGAGGTAAGGTATTTCTAAATGGCGTAAAAATGAAGAATAATAAGCCATATGCCTACAATATAACATTCTTTGGTAATACAGTTTCGTTAAACGATTTATTTGGCGATGATGAGCTTAGTCAATTAGATTTAAGTTCGTTTAACCACGAATATAGCACTTCTAACGTAAGAAGTGGATTAATATCTGGGTTGTTTTCGCAATCAATAATATACCCTCTTATAACGCACACTAAAAGATTGTATTTTAATTCAAACACAAGTCATAATCAAAACACCATATCTGGTGATTTACACTATCACTCAAACAATACTCACAACAGAGATGTAGCTTTACAGGCTTCAGACCTGAAACCAGCTATAAAAGCAAAAGATATAATATCCGCTATAGAAACAAAATATGGAATAGATTTTGTTGATTCTGATTTTATATCCACTACACCTATGGATAACTTATATCTATGGCTAAGCAGAAGAAAAGGAACTATAGGCGGAGAGTCAGGTCAAGAGCAGATTAAGATATTAGAGGATTGGACTGTATCAAATGCACATCCATTTTTAACAGTAAGTTCTAACGGTCAAGAATTATACAGACCTTCTAATATAAGTTTTGGAGCACAAACATCTTCAGTTTGTTCAGCTAAGTTTGCTATAACTATAACCCCTCTTGCAGCTTATACAAGTGTTCCGTACACTATTCAGATATTGAGAAGTGGTGCTGTTGTTGCCGAGCAGACTGGTAATCTTGGAACAGCTACAGAAACTATAGTGTATTTTCAAAGTATCAATGCAACCGTAAAAACAGGCTCTCCACATACATTCAGGGTCATAACAAGTGATTCTTTTCAATTTACACCAGAAATTGTATTTACTGTTAGTGGATTTTCAAATAGCGGCAGTGAAACTTGGGTTACAAGTCCATCCGTTCAAAACGTAGTATCTACAATAATAATCACAGACCAGATTCCTAAAATGAAAGTTATTGACTTTGTATCTGGAATACTAAAAATGTTCAATCTAACCGTTTATTATATTGATAATGAGAATGATTCTGATTATGGTAAAATTAGAATGATACCTCTTGACGATTTCTATGATGATAACCCAAAGATATTTGACATAACTAAATATGTAGATTCTTCAGAACACGATATTGAATCTACTGTTCCTTTTACTGAAATTGATTTCGAGTACGAAAAACCTAAAACCCTATTGATGAAACAGCACGAACAGGTGTTTAATCATATATTCGGAGATGAGGAGTTTAAATTAGACACTGTAGATAGGGGTAAACCATATAAGATTAAAGTTCCGTTTGAACACTTCAAATATGAAAGACTGCTTGATGAAGCTGATGGAGATGAGACTGATATACAGTGGGGTTATTCTGCTGGAGACAACTTTAAACCAGACGCAGATGCTGAGCCGCAACCTACAGCTAATTACGAGTCAGTTTTAACAAAGCCATTGTTGTTCTATGGTATAAGAATAACTGGATTGACTACTGGAAATGGTATAAATTTTTATGGAGCAACTCACGAAGAGTTAGGTAGTTATTTCAAACCATCAAATACAAATGAGAATGGCACATCTTCAACCGCACCAGCGTTTACACTAAATTTTGATAATGAGGTTGACGAGTGGAATCTTACAGATTACGGCGGAGATACAAACTCACTATTTAAGAAGTTTTATCAAACATACATAGAAGATGCCTTCAATGCAAAGAAACGCATATTTAAGCTAACAGCACATTTACCCAATAGTGTGTTACTTAATTATAAGCTAAACGATAGATTTCAGATTGGCGACAAAGTATTTACAATAAACTCAATAGACACCAACCTAAAAACAGGAGAGTCTAAATTAGAACTACTGAACGTATTATGATAAAAGATATTATAGATTTATTGCAGCTTTCTGATTGGTATGGCGTATCTCATAACGTAGATATCGCCAAAGGATTATATAAAGCACCAAGAAACTGGGAAGACACAAAAGAAATTTTAACAAGAGTCAGAAAATCAAAATCATACAGAAATGGCTGAACAGAAGATAATAATATCCATACAGGTAAATAGCAGTGAAGCTGCAAAAACAAATAAGACTTTAAAGGTAACAAAAGATAATTTTGAGAAACTAACTAAAGCTGAAAAGGAAGCCATTGTAGCTGACAAGCAGTTATCTTTAGCAGCCAAACAACTTGACAAAGATTTAACGAATCAGGCAGCAGCAGCAAATGAAGCGGCAGCAGCAACAGATAATATGAGAGCCACATCTGGCTTGAATAATGCAATCATAATGGAAACCAGTAGACTTGCCTCTGATGCAAGTTTTGGTTTTACTGCGATTGCAAACAACTTGTCTCAGTTAGTAAACTTAGTTCAGTCTAATGTAAAAGCCACTGGCTCTTTTAAAAGCGCTATAGCTGGATTATTTACAGCACAAGCAGCATTTTTGGTTGGAATTCAGTTACTCATTACTTATGGTGATGACTTATACAAGATGTTTCTGAAGAACTCATCAGCAGCAATAGATTTATTTAAAGTGTTTAAAGATGCTGGAGCAGAAGTTTCATCTACTTCTGGAAAGTTTGAGACATATATAAGGACACTTCAGGATTCTAATAAATCACAAGAGGAGCAGAGAAAAGCTGTTAATGGATTGAATAAAGAATTTCCAAATTATATAGCACAATTAGAAAGAGCTGATTTAACATTAGAGGATGTAGCTAATAAAACTGAAGAAGCTACTAAACAGAATGATTTATATAGGGAATCCTTAAAGAAGTTAGCTTTAGCAAGAGCTGCGCAAAATAAGATAGAAGAGGAGTCGGCAGCTATAATACAAGCCAATATAGATTTTGAAGATGAACTAAGGAAACTTGAAGCTGCTGGAGCGGAAGATGCGGATGGTGTACCAGGTTTTTCTATGAAAGATGCAGAGCTTTCTATTAAAGCATATCAAGATGCGTTTGACCAGATAAGTAAAATGAATTTAACTACCCAAGAAAAAGATGATGAGTTAATAAAAAGAAAAAGAGAAAATCGTCAAATTGCTTCAGGAGAATACCTGTCTTCTCTTTATGATGAATTGCAAGAAGAAACTAAGATTAGAGACGAAAATATACAGAGGCTTGTCAAATACACTATAATAGAAACAGATACTGAAGAATCAGGTCAAGGTAAAAGAGAAAGGATATTTAAAAGAGGCATCCTGAATCTTGATAAACTTGAAGAGAGTTACAGACAAAAGGCTATAGATAAGCAGATGAAAACTGCTGATGAAATAATTAACATCGAAGAAAAAAACGCTAAGGCAGAGCTTAAAATAAGATTAGACGTATTTAAGGAGAAACAAGCTCAGAGGTTTAAAGATTTTATGAAATCTAAGGCTACTGATGAAGAAAAGAAACAAGCTCAGATTGATTACGATAAATCCTTAGAAGACGCTCAAATGGAGCACGATGAGGTTATGATTCAGCTCGAAGAATCCTTTGAGACAAAAAGAACTCAGCTTCAAAGAAAGAGATTCAACGATGATGAAATAGAGCGAGAGAAAGTAGAGGATTTAGAGAAAAAACAATTAGATTCTCGTGCTGCTAATTTAGATGCTATAAATGAAATGGGCGTAAAACAAGCGTTCAATACAAGAGAAAGAAATTTAGAGAGTCTTAAGGAAGATGAAGCTTTAGCTCAGCGTAATTTTGAGATGGCAAGTAAAGATGTTGAGTTGAATGAAAAAGGTATGGAGATAAAAGCTCAAGCTGAACTCGATTTATTAGACTTAAAAAGAAAGATTGCTTTAGAAGAACAGGCATTAGAACAGGAAAAGTTTGACTTTATAAATGAGCAGTACAGTAAAATATCTGACGCACTAACTGAAACTTTTGGCGTTACAGCCCACAATCAAACTGTAGAGATAGAGGAAAGGTATAGCAGGGAGATGGAAGCTGCTGAAGGTAATGCTGAATTGCAAACCCAGATTCGTGACAAGATGGAGAAAGATAAAGATAAGATTGCACGAAAACAATTTAAGATTGATAAGGCAGCAAGGATAGGTAGAGCAATAATGAACACCTATGAATCAGCTTGGTTAGCATTTGGTTCACAGCTTATACCATCAGCTCCAGGTACACTTTCAAATGCGTATGTAGCGCAAAGGATAGCTTTAATCTCTGGACTTGCCAATGTAGCAAACATAGCTCGTCAAAAGTATCAGGGGTCTGCAAGTTCTGGCGGAGGAGGCGGTGCTGGAGGTTCTGGTGGAGGTATGCAGATTAAAGCACCAGACTTTAATGTTGTTGGCGCATCTCAGACATCTCAGTTAGCACAAGCTGTAACAACTCAGCAAGAGAAACCAGTAAAAGCATTTGTAGTAGGTAAAGATATATCTACACAACAAGAACTTGATAGAAACATAACAAACACCGCATCATTCGGTTAATTTAATAGTATGAGAATTATAGAACTTTTTATAGACGAAGAAGGATTGTTCTCTGGCATAGATGCCATTTCAATAGTAGAGAAACCAGCGATAGAAGAACATTTTATCGCCCTATCCGAAGAGAAAGAAGTAAAACTTGCCGAAGTAGATAAAGAGAAGAAGATTCTTATGGGGGCAGCATTAATTCCCAATAAGAACATCTACAGACGTAATGGCGAGGATGAATACTACATTTACTTCTCAGAAGACACTGTACGCAAAGCGTCAGAGCTATTTTTGATGCGTGGTAATCAAAATAAAAGCACTTTAGAGCACCAAGCAGAGCTTAACGGACTGTCTGTGGTAGAATCGTGGATTGTAGAGGATAAAGTGCACGACAAGAGCCGTAAATACGGTTTAGATATGCCTGTAGGTACTTGGATGGTATCTATGAAGGTAAACAATGAAGAGGTTTGGGATGATTACGTCAAGTCTGGTAAAGTAAAAGGCTTCTCTATTGAAGGTTACTTCACTGATGAGGTTGCTATGTCTCAAATAGCCAACTTAGAAGAAGAGAACGAAGCTAAGCAAATACTATTAGAGGTTGCTAACGTAATTCTTGGCGATAAATACGAATTAGCTACATACGGAGACTATGGAAGTGGCGTTAGAAACAACGCAAAGCGTGGTATTGAGCTAAATAAGAAGGTAAACAATAAGTGCGCCACCTCTGTGGGGAAAATAAGAGCACAGCAGCTCAGTAGGGGTGAAAAACTGAGTGTGTCCACGATAAAGAGGATGTATTCTTACTTGTCAAGAGCTGCTGAATACTATGACCCAAGCGATTCTAAGGCTTGTGGCACAATTTCATACCTTCTGTGGGGTGGAAAGGCAGGGTTAGCTTGGAGTAGGTCTAAACTGCGTGAATTAGGCGAATTAGAGCTTAATTGCGACTGTCACGAGCTATCTGAGGAGCTTGAACTCGGTTTGTATGATAAAACATACAAAGATTACCCTTCTGCTGCCAGAAAGAACGCTAAACAAGCTCTTGCATACTATGATAGTAATAAACCAAGATGCGGAACACCTCAAGCGTGGCAATTCGCCAAACTATTAGCTGAAGGTAAGCCATTATCTCGTTGTTTGATATCAGAGATGGCATCTTACAATAGATTTGAGAAAAAGAAAAACGAACCATACAATAAAGGTTGTGGTGGTCTTCTATGGGATGCTTGGGGAGGCGAAGAAGGAATCCGTTGGGCAGAAGGTAAGCTCGATGAGATAAACTCTCAGGAATCTAAATTAGATTTAGCATCTAAAGAGATTGATGGGAGACTCGCCTATGATTCAAAAGAAGAAGCATTAAGAATTGCAAAGGATATTGGTTGCGAAGGATATCATACTCACGATGTAGATGGTGAGACTTGGTATATGCCTTGCAAAGAACATAAATTAGCAAAATACGATGACAAAGGAAGAATTATTAGAAGCCCGAAAGCTCCAAATTCCGATACTAAAAACCCTGCTCCAAAACGAGGTAGCGATAGCAATCCAAAAGGAGCTGCTGGGAAGGGAAGGGGAGTATCTGTTCCAGCCAGAGTGCTAAAGTCATTACAAAAGAAAGCAAGTGACTTCAACGAGAAGTATAAATCTAAACTCGGTTACGGAACAACTGTAGGTCAACTTAAATCTGTATATCAGCGTGGTGTTGGCGCATTTCAAACATCACATAGTCCAATGGTAAAGTCTGCTGAACAGTGGGCACAAGCGAGAGTAAACGCTTATATATACCTACTAAAGAACGGCAGACCTCAAAACGCCAAATACACAACAGATTACGACCTATTACCTAAGAAACACCCTAAAAGCAGTAAGAAATGAAAAGAACAGAAGAAACGCCAAGTAGAACATCTCCACGCAATTCAAAACGTGGCTGTCTCTGCAAAAATGGTAGAACCTACTCACGAAAGTGCTGTGACGGTACATTAAGAGCACAGGGTGTAGGCAAAATCTAACAGAGGAATTATTATTAGTTATTATTATACACTTTAAAGTTAAATTTTTATTATGGAAGGTAAAGCAACTCTTATTTTAAAAGACATTATGCAGAAACTTTCTATGATTAATTCCGAAGAGGTAAAAGAAGAAGTAGAAAACGTAGAAGTATCTGCTGAAGAAGTTGCTCCTGAAGTTGAAGTCAAGGAAGAAGTCGTATTGTCTGAAGACGAAGTAGCTGAAGAGGCTACTGAACTATCTGACGAATCTACCGAACAACAACTTGCTGAAGAAGACGAAGCTGAAAAAGAAGCTGAGGAAGAAGAAGAAGAAGTTGAAGAAGAAGAAGAGTTAGAAGAAGAAAAATATGTTTCTAAATCCGAATTCGATTCTAAAATCGCTGAACTCAAGGATATGATTGAGTCAATGAAAGGTGAAATGGGTAAGGAAAAAGAATCTTACGAAGAAGAAAAAGCTGAATTGAGTGCGCAAATTGAAAAGCTATCTGCTGAACCAGCAGTTGAGCCTATTGCACACAATCCAGAGGAAAAACAAGAAAAAAACGGGGGCTTTAAGTTCGGTCAAAATCGCCCTCTTTCGACACTTGACCGAGTAATGTCCAAAATAAACTAAATTAAAATTAAATTATGCCAACTCCATCAATTACTACTACATATGCAGGAGAGTTTGCTGGAAAGTACATCTCTGCTGCTCTATTAAGCGGTAATACAATCGCAAATGGCGGTATTACTGTAAAGCCTAATGTAAAGTACAAAGAAGTTGTAAAGAAAGTTGCGACAAGCGGTCTTATTGGAAACGCTTCTTGTGATTTTACTGATGCTGGTTCTTTGACTTTGACAGAGCGTATTCTCCAACCTGAAGAGTTTCAAGTAAACCTTGAGCTTTGTAAGAAGGATTTCCGTTCTGACTGGGAAGCTGTTCAAATGGGTTATTCTGCCTATGACAACCTACCTCCTAAATTCGCTGATTTCCTAATCGGTCACGTTGCTGCTAAAGTTGCGGAGCAAACCGAGCAAAACATCTGGCAAGGTGCTGACGCTACTGCTGGTGAGTTTGACGGTCTTTCTGTACTATTAGCTGCTGACTCTGATGTTGTAGATGTTACAGGAACTACTGTTACTTCTTCTAACGTAATCGCTGAGCTTGGGAAAATCGTTGATGCAATTCCTTCTGCTGTTTACGGAAAAGAAGATTTGAAAATCTACGTTTCTTCAAACATCGCTAAGGCTTATGTATCTGCACAAGCTGCTTTAGGATATCGTGACTTGTATCACGTTGGTAAAACTGAGATGAACTTTCAAGGTATTCCTTTGTTTGTTGCTAACGGTCTTGCTGATAATGATGCTGTAGCTGCGGAAACATCTAACTTGTACTTTGGTACTGGTCTATTAGCAGACCACAACGAGGTTAAAGTTATTGATATGGCTGACCTTGACGGAAGTCAAAATGTTCGTATCGTAATGCGATTCACTGCTGGTGTCCAATATGGTATCGGTTCTGACATCGTTCTTTACACCTAATAATTAATCGTCTAATATGGGGGTGCTAAACCCACCCCCTTTTTAATACTTATAATATGGCTTGTGATTTAACTGGCGGAAGATTGAGACCTTGTAAAGATGCCGTAGGTGGTATTAAGAAAGTTCACTTCGTTGACTTTGGTGATTTAGGTTCGCTAACATTTGGTAGTAGCGATGAAATCACTGATATGGATGGAACTTTTACTTACCACACTTACGATGTCAAAGGCAACTCTTCCCTTGAAACTAACATTACGTCTTCTCTTGAGAACGGAACTACATTCTTTGAGCAAGTCGTAAATATCACTTTATTTAAACTAACTAAAGAGGATAACAAAGAATTGAAGTTGATGGCTTATGGTCGCCCTCACGTTGTTGTACAGACATTCGATGATAAGTTCTTGTTAGTTGGTGCTGAAAATGGTGCTGATGTTACTGGTGGTACTGCGGTTACTGGTACTGCTATGGGTGATTTAAACGGATATACACTTACATTAACTGCAAACGAACTCCGTATGCCTTCATTCATTGATGGTGGTACTGACGCTGACCCATTTGCAGGTATGACAAGTGCTACTGACTCTGAATCTACTCAAAGAGACCCTTCATAAATTCAATAGGGTTATGAATCTGATAGGGGGTGTTTTACATCCCCTATTTTTTTATGCGCCAAAAACAAAAAGCTACAATTCTGTTATTTTAATATGCACTTATTAACTACATCTATTGCAGCTCAACAACTAAAAATAGTACCTCGACAAGATGCGAGTTCTGTTACTCTTGAGCTCACAGATAAGACGCAATTCACCACATCTACTGTATCTGTTTCTAAGACATCATCTAGCCCTTTTATGATACTATCAGGTTATTTCTCTCTTGTAGAGAACAGAGCTTATTCATTTGAAGTAAAAGACGGTAGTGAGATTATATACAGAGGACTTATATTCTGTACAGACCAAACTGACGGAGAGAAGTTCTTTGTACAGGATGGTGATTATACATCCGAAACAAGTTATGATAACGAATATGTAATTCTATAATGCACGTTGTAACAACATTTAATGGTTCGCAAACAATTCGTTTTGTACCAAGAAGGGAGAATGACGGAGATGTGACGGTGCGAATTTACGATAAGTCTTCAAGAAGAGAGATAAATTATAGCTCTGCTTATTTCTGGCAAACAACAGATGTTTTGTTTAACAATGCAGACCAAAATTGGAATGAAGACCCAGAAGTTGTATTTATATATAACGATGTATTTTCCACAGTATCAGGTAAATTCAGCTTTAGAGAAAACGAATACTATGGTATTAAGTTAATTGATAATAGCGGAGAGTTATACAAAGGAGTGTTATTTTGTACCGACCAAACAGACTATGATAAGTTTGATGTACACAAAGACGATTATGTAGTTGAACAAAGCTACGACAATGAATATGTTATATTATGAGTAAATCAAGAAGAAACATAAGTAAAAGGGTAAAACCTCAAGCAAAAGATGGTAAAATACACATCGTAAACTTAGAGTCGTATTCACGCCCTGACATTAAGGAGTACAGTAATCAAGACTGGGTTTCTTATGGCGATGACAACAACTACTTTGAATACCTAATTGATAGGTACAATGGCTCACCAACAAATAATGCTGCAATCAACGGTATTGCAGAAATGATTTACGGTAAAGGACTTGATGCTACTGATGGCGATAAGAATCAAAGTCAGTATGACGAGATGAAAGAGCTCTTCACTAAAGACTGTATGAAGAAGATTTGCTACGACTACAAGATGATGGGTCAAGCTGCACTTCAGATTATATACACCAAAGACAGAAAGAAGATTGCTCAAGTTGAGCATATGCCTGTAGAAACTCTTAGAGCTGAGAAGTGCAATTCAAAAGGGGAGATAGAGGCTTATTTCTATCACTCTAATTGGGAGGAGTACAAGCAGTCTGATAAGCTAAAGAGAATACCTGCTTTCGGTAAATCTAAGTCGCCACTTGAGATTCTTTATATTAAGCCTTATCGTGCTGGTTACAAATACTATTCGCCAGTAGATTATCAGGGTGGATTACAGTATGCAGAGCTTGAAGAAGAAGTGGCAAACTACCACATCAATAACATTCAGAACGGACTCGCTCCTTCTATGCTTATTAACTTCAATAACGGAGTACCGCCAGATGAGCAGAGGGAAATGATTGAGAGAAGTATCGTAGAGAAGTTTAGCGGTAGTTCTAACGCAGGTAGATTTATCTTGGCGTTTAATGACTCTAAAGAACTTGCAGCTACAATAGAGCCTGTACAGTTATCTGACGCTCACCAGCAGTATCAGTTTTTGTCTGATGAATCTATGCGTAAGGTAATGGTATCGCACAGAATCGTCTCTCCTATGCTCGTTGGTATCAAGGATTCAACTGGTCTTGGAAACAACGCAGAAGAGCTCCAAACGGCTTCTGTACTTATGGATAACACTGTTATTCGCCCTATGCAAGTAACAATCTTAGATGAGTTAGAGAAAGTGCTTATGTATAACGGAATTGAATTAGATATCTATTTCAAGACATTACAGCCACTTGAGTTTACTGACTTGACAAATGCTATATCTGAGAGTGAAATAGAAAAAGAAACTGGTGTTAAGAAAGACCAAGTTGATGAAGAACCTCAAATAGAAGAAGAAGAATAATATGGCAACTGCACTATTCGTAAAAAGAGCTGACCTTGTAAAGAACACCGCACTTAATGGTTCGGTGGACACTGATAAGTTTATTCAGTTCATACACATAGCTCAAGAAATTCACGTCAGAAATTATATGGGTACTGATTTATATAATAAGATTAGTCAAGATATCATTAATGGCGATTTAACAGGAGACTATTTAGCACTTATAAACGATTATATTCAACCTATGCTTATTCACTTCGCTATGGCTGAATATCTGCCTTTTGCAGCGTACACAATCGCTAATGGTGGCGTATATAAGCATAATTCAGAGAATAGTACAATCGCAAGTAAAGAAGAGGTTGACTTACTAATTAATAGAGAACGTGATTATGCAGAATACTATACTCAGCGTTTTATAGACTATATGAGCTTCCACGCAGATGAGAAGTTCCCAGAGTATTACACAAACAACAATGAGGATATTTACCCAGATAAAGACGTATTATTTCACGGATGGAATCTATAAGCAAGTACAAGCCTAAAGAGGGCAACATAGTAAAGTTAAAGAAGTATTTAGAAAAGAGAGTTAAACAAGTAAAACAGACAAAAAACATTGGCTACACTAAATAACAAAAAGATAAAGGATACTTTCAAGGGGTTACTAAAAACCCTTGATAACGCTGAGATTACAGGTCAAGTAGAAATTACTGATGGCGATGGTAATCAAACAGGCGTATTTATAAATACTGATGGCTCTATAAAGGTTACTGGCACTACTGAGTTTGGTTCACTCAAAGATACTGGAGAAGACATCACAATTACTAAGTTTGTAGATGAGGCTGATGGTATATCGAACAATGATGACGACAGTTCAATACCCACTTCGGCAGCAGTAAAAGATTATGTTGACATTAATGTTACTGCGCAAGACTTAGATTTTCAAGGAGATGGAGGAACTGGTGCTGTTGACTTAGACAGTCAAAGTTTAGATATCGCTGGCGGTACTGGGATAACCACTTCCGCTTTAGACCAAACACTAACGATAGATATTGATAATACAGTAGCTACATTAAGCGACACACAAACGCTAACAAATAAATCTATTGACCTTACAAACAATACGATTACTGGTACTACCTCACAATTCAATACTGCTTTAAGCGATGACAACTTCGCTACCCTTGCTGGTACAGATACCTTAACCAACAAAACTATAAACGCAGATAATAATACAGTATCAAACATTGAGACAGATAATCTAAAGGCTGGGGTTTTAGATACTGACCTTAGCAGTGTTTCTGCAAGTGATGACACTCTTGCAAGTGCAAAAGCAATTAAAACATATGTAGATACACAGATAACTGCGGAAGACTTAGACTTTTCTGGAGATACTGGAAGTGGTTCAGTTGACCTTGATAGTCAAACATTATCTATAACTGGAACTGGTATAGCATCTACAACAGCAGCCGACCAAGTTTTAGCAGTAAACGTGCCAGCTACTAATTTAAGCAATACTCCAGCATCTACAACACTTGACGTGGAGAGTTCAACTGGAAACAACACTACGTTACCAGCAGCAACAATTACAAATGCTGGCGTTATGACTGGTGCTGACAAAACAAAACTTGATGGCATTGAAGATGGAGCAGAGGTTAACGTAGTCACAAGCGTTAATACAGAAACTGGCGATGTAGTTTTAGACACAGATGATGTAAGCGAGGGTACAAGCAATCTTTATTACACTGACTCTAGAGCAGATGAAAGAGTAGACTTACAAACTGGTACGAATTTAGATTTATCACAAAAAAGCACAAGCAATCTAAGTGAAGGCACAAACCTTTATTACACAGAGGACAGGGTATCTGCTAACACAAATGTAGCTGCAAATACATTAAAGAACTCATATCCAACAGTAGATTCAACTAAGGTCGGTTTTATTAGCGTAACACAAGCTGTTGACCTTGATACTATGGAGAGCAACATAGAAACTAACAACGCTAAAAATAGTTATCCAAGCGCAGATGCTACTAAAGTAGGATTTATAAGTGTTACTCAGGCAGTAGATTTAGACACCATAGAGAACGATGTAGCAACGAATAACGCTAAAATAAGTTTTGACAGTGCTTCATCTGCTAAGTTAGCAGGGATTGAAGATAACGCAGATGTTACCGATACTGCAAATGTTACATCAGCAGGTGCTCTTATGGATAGTGAGGTTGACGCAGATATCAAGACTTTAAGTTTACCAGCTAATACAACTATCAGTTCTTTTGCACAATCGTTTTTAGACGATGCGGACGCAGCAACAGTTAGGACTACAATAGGTGCAGGTACTTCTAACTTAGAATTAGGTACAACATCAACAACAGCTTTAGCAGGAGATACAACTACAATCACTACTCAACAAGCTACTGACATTCAAACAAACAATGCTAAGGTATCAAATGTAACAACTGACCTATCAGCAACTGCAAATGGCACAAGTCTTACAATAAATTCATCGGATGGCACAGATGCATCAGTACCAGCTGCAACAACAAGTGCTTGGGGTGCTATGACAGATGAAGACAAGACTAAGCTAGACGGAATTGCAACTGGTGCGACTGCAAATGTAGGTACAGTTACAGAGGTTACAGTTGGCACTGGATTAGATGTTACAAATGGCACTACAACACCAGCACTAAGTTTAGACCTATCGGAGTTTACAGATATGACTGCCGATATGATAGAAACAGACGAGTTTATTGTACTCGACGGAGGAGCAGAGAGACGAAAAGCAATTAATGAAGTAAAGTCTACTCTATTTAGCAACAATGATTTATACAAAGTGATAGGAGTAGCAACAGACCACTCTAGCAGAGTACTATCAGACAGTGGTACATCAGAGGGTGCTACAAGCATTATGCAGAATTTTGAAATTTTAATAAATAACTAAAAAATGAGTTTATACGATAAGGCAAGCATAGCGATGATACCGAGTGGCTACAAAGCGAGTACACTTTATTCGGTTATGCCAGCAAACGGAAACGGAGACTTTTCACACATTAGAGGTAATACAACATCTACTAGAGTAAACAAAGATGGACTAATTGAGAATGTAGGCAGCAATATACCTAGACTAAACTACCCATTAACAAATGGTTTGGTAGGCGATTGTCCGAATTTGCTTGTAGAGATGTCCAGAACTAACAGAAGTCAAAACTCAGAGGTATTTAATAATTGGAGTGGTGGAAGTACGTTAGTGACGGCAAATCAAGCTATCGCACCAGACGGTAATTTAACTGCTGACGAGTTAACAAAAACTAGTTCGTTTTCTGGTGTAGGGCGAACAGAAACATTGTCAACTAGTGTTGTAGATACTGTGTTTAGCGTTTTCGTAAAAGAAGACACAACAGACCGTATCACATTAAGAGTAGCTAGTGGAGGTAACGATGTGCGAAGAGTTTTTAATCTAACAAACGAAACTAGTGGAAACAGTGGGGGAAATAGCATAGGTTTTATTAGTGATAAAATAGAAAAATACCCAAATGGCTGGTACAGAGTTTCTCTTATTTGTACATCAGCCGCATCAACAGTAGGACTTAACATATATGGTGGACAAGCTGGTAACACAACTTATGATGGAGAGGTTTATATATGGGGTTCTCAATTAGAAGAAGGCGATTACATTACATCTTATATGCCAAATTCATCAACTACTACAACTCGCTCTAGTGATGCTTACTATAACTCTGGAACAACAGCAGATTTTAACGACAGTGAAGGGGTTTTATTTGTAGAAATGGCTGCTCTAGGTACAGACGGAATTACAAAAAGATTATCAGTATCAAACAGTGGCACTGGTGCTAGTTATATAATACGAATTGAGTTTAGACCAACAGAAAACCAGATATACGGTGTAATTTTTGTTACTGGTGTAGGAAACGTAGCGACGCTAACACATACAGTATCAGATTGGACACAGATGAATAAAGTAGCTGTAAAATATAAAACCAATGATTTTGCTATGTGGATTAATGGAGTAGAAGTTGCGACAGACACATTAGGAAGCACAAGCACTGGATTAGGTACAATTCGGCTGGATGCTGGCAATGGTGGCAACAGTTGGTATGGAAACCTTAAACAATTAATCTATTTTAACGAGGCACTTACAGACACCGAACTACAAACTTTAACAAGTTAAAAAATGGGATATATATTTAAAAAATACGAGTTTAACTCACAGGAACAAGCAGAAGAGAAAATAGCTGCTTTGCCACACGACACAGACGATGAAGGTAACGAGTGGCTATCAGGTAATCATACAATAGTAAAACTTGGTTATCTATGGGTTACAGAACCTACCTTTGATAATGAGGGTAATATAGAAACTGAGGGCGTTGCTTCTGACAAATACTCAGTAGATGTTTTATGGAATGATTTAGACGAATCGCCTTATGGTTGGAAGTCTTATGAAATAACAGTAGAGGGTAATGGTGCACATACCTTTGCAGGGTGGAACTTTAACGAGCAATAAAAATGTCAGAGTTGTCTAAAGATACTAAATTCAGTATGAGCATAGAAACTATTGTATCTCTTGCTGTCGGTATAAGTACTGTAACAGCGTTTTACTTTAGCTTAAAAGCACAGATTGATAGAGCTATGGAATTACCTGAACCTGTTATCTCAAGACAAGAGTACGACCTAAAAGATAACGCCATCCGTTCAGAGATTATGAATAATCGTGAGCTGATAGAAAAGAACTTTGAGAAACTTGAACTGATTGAGCAGCGTGTATATGAATTAAGATGAGAACTTTAATTGTCTTAGCGTTTCTACTATTTAGCCCTACATCATTAGGTAAGGTAGAATCATTTGATATTACTGTATTACACATCAATTCACAGTGGAATAAGAAACATAATGTTGATTTAAACGATTTAAGAAATTGTAATGTAAAGTTTGTTTGGCTTGAAGAACAAGGTATTGGTCTAAAAAGGCAAATTCAAACAGTACCCACTATAGTCGTTATGAAAGACAAAAAAGTAATTAGACAATGGGCTGCTGACCTTAGTTTTAGATTGAACGTGGACTTAGAAGAGATTCAACAAGTAATAGATAAATTATGAAATACTTTGATTACCACGAATTCGACTCGCCAGATATACAAGGCTCTGGACAGTTGATGAGCAAAGAGCTTCTTGAGATACTTGAAGAGGTTCGTGAACACTACGGAAGACCCATAAACATTACAAGTGGGTACAGAACGGAATCTCACAATGCTAAGGTTGGCGGAACACCCAACTCAAGTCATCTAAGAGGTTTAGCTTGTGATGTGGCGTGTACTAATTCAAGAGATAGATTTCACTTAGTGCGCCTATTTATAGAATACGGAATAACTCGTATCGGAATAGCAAATAACTTTATACACATCGACATAGACGATGAAGAGAAGTCCGAACAAGTAATCTGGACATACTAATGAAAAAGATACTTCAATTAATTACTGGTGGTCTTGTAAAGGACATAGGGGATGTTATAGATAAAGTAACAACTACTGATGAAGAACGCCTTGCTGCAAAGCAGAAGATACAAGAACTATTAGAAAAAGCAGATAATGATGCTCAAACACAAGTTACAGAACGCTGGAAACTGGATATGCAAAGCGACTCGTTTCTGTCAAAGAACATACGACCGCTTGTTATGGTGTTTCTTACAGCGATGTTTACCGTATTGGCATTTACCGATGGCAACATTGGACAGTTTTCAATACAGAAGGAATATATCCCTATATTTCAAACGCTCCTCGTTACTGTTTACGGTGCGTACTTTGTGGGAAGAACTTGGGAAAAAAATAGCAAAAATGGCAAGAAAGATAGTTAGTACATACAAAAGTAAAAGTAAAACAAAACGACCAAACGTACATTCTAAGAACGCTTCTGTAGGTCAGAAGGGTTATAAGAAAAAGTATCGTGGGCAAGGTCGTTAATAACTTTTATGAATTCAATACCCCTTTGTGAATTCAATAGGGTATATTTGTGATATATAAAGTTTTTCTCTGTTTAGTCCTTTATATTTGATTTTGTTCAATCGGAAGAGTGGCAGCCCTGTAAGGTTGTCACTTTTTTTTTGTATATTAGTTGTATGGATAGAAACCAAAAGGGTTGTTTCGCTGAATATAAGTTCGCCACCAGAGCGATGGAGAACGGCTTTAATGTTTCTATGCCACTACTTGATTCCTCTACATACGACTGTATATTAGAAAGAGAGAACAAGCTATATAAAGTTCAGGTTAAATATATGTCCGCCAATAGATATACCTCTGAGAAACAGAAATTACCTCAGATTGAGATAAAATGTGGCAAAGGTTACTATTCGGCTGAAGACGTTGATTTCTTTGCAGTATGGCACGATGAGCATAAGGGATTCTTTATACTACAGAATACTGGACAACGAGCTTATAGGTTGTGTGTTACAAATAAATACAAAGAAAACTTCAATAATTTCGATTTAATACAATAATTATTTGGTGGTGTCAGTTGGGATTTGTACATTTGCCCTATGACTATATACGAGAAATTGGTGGATGTTCAGGGGAGACTGAAAGCACCGAAGAATCAGAGAAACAATTTCGGTAAGTACAATTACAGAAGTTGTGAGGACATCTTAGAGGCAGTAAAACCTCTATTAGTAGAGCACAAACTTGCTCTTACTATATCGGACTATGTAGATACTACACAAGCTCCGATGGTTTCAGCTACAGCAAAAATCACTGATGGTAAAGATACTATTGAGGTTAGTGCTCAGGCTGGAATAGACATTAACAGGAAAGGTATGGACATCGCTCAATCATTTGGGTCAAGTTCATCTTATGCACGGAAATACGCTTTAAACGGCTTATTTCTTATTGACGATACCAAAGACTCAGATGCAACTAATACTCACGGTAAAACGGCTACAAATGCCGTTAACGAGGCTTTAGCTTGGTTGCCTGATAATGGCGAGAAGTTCAATAACGCCAAGTCAGCATTAAAGTCTGGTAAAGTGTCCATACAGGACATCAGAAAGAAGTACAAAGTAAGCAAGAAAGTAGAACAATTATTAAACGATTAATTTTTAAATATGGATAATCAACAAGCAATTTATGTAGGAACTGGCACAAAGCCAGATAATTTCAGTGGCATTAACTTCAGCGTAGCTGAAAGCAAACTAAGAGACCACTGGTATGAGTATAACGGAGAACGATACGTTAGACTTACTATCGAGCCTAAGAAAGAGCCGATGTATGGTAAGACTCACAACGTGAAAGTAAACACTTGGAAACCGCAAGGCGAAGCAAGTGCTCCAGTTAAACAAGCTGTGGAGGAGAATAGTGACCTCCCTTTCTAAACTAATTAGGGGAGGTTCGCCTCCCCTTTTTTATTATGAAACCTAAATTTATAAAATTAATTATGAGCGACTTAGATTTGAATCTACAGGAGAACGCTGTATTTAGTTACGTTTGCTCATTGGCGAATAAGACAGGGTACTGTTACGCCACCAGTAAACATATATGCGAGAGTCTTGATATCAAAGACAGGACTTTCTATAGAATCCTTACAAGACTTGAGGAGAAAGAGTTTGTTACAAGGGTTACTAAGAGTGTAGGGAATGATGGTAAAGAACGTAAGATTTATGTTAATCCGAAATATCGTTCTCTCTGTGATACAGTGTATGATACTTAGTACAATGTATAATAGAATACATTGTATAGTAAGTAAATAAAATACTATACAATGTACTAAATACTATACATTGTACTATATATACTTATAAAAAACAAAATTATATTTTAATATGCAAACGATTGAACAAAAATTTTTAGCTTTAGGCATACAACCGAAGGGAAACGGTGTAGAGCAAAAGGTTAGATGTCCTAAATGCGCCAGTTTAGGTAAAGAGAATTGGAAAGATACTTGTCTTTCTATTAATCTGGCGAAAGGAGTTTACAATTGCCACAAGTGTGGAGATAAAGGAACAGTTAATAGTAGAGAAGAATATGTAGTTATGGAACAGCCTAAGAAAGTTTATAAGTCGCCAAGTAAAAGTAATATGAAGAGTATTACTAAAGAAGGGCGTAAATTCCTAAACGATAGAGGAATCACTAATGAAGTGATTGATAAAAATAAGATTGTATCTACAAAAGATAACAAGAGTATTGCATTTTCGTATTTAAAGGATAACGAACTTATAAACTACAAAACAAGAGGTATAAACGGTAAAACATTTACTCAGGCGAAAGATGCTAAACCCATCATCTACAATTACGATAGAGTGAAAAATGCCGAATCTATTGTTATATGTGAGGGCGAAATAGACTCACTATCGTGGGAAGTTACTGGTATTGATTTCCATACTTCAGTGAATATGGGTGCGCCAAATGTAGGGGATAAGAATATAGATAAGAAGTTAGAGTGTATTTCTAATTGCTACGAAGTGTTTGAACAGGCGAAGAAAGTATATATCGCCACTGATAATGACGATAATGGCAGACTATTGGAAAGAGAACTACTTAGAAGAGTTGGTGCAGATAAATGTAAAATAGTTGATTTAAGACCGTTTAAGGATGCGAATGATGTCTTACTACAAGAGGGCGTAGAAGGTCTCAGAAATCGCCTTAAAACGGCTCAAGACCCTAAATTAGAGGGTGTATTTCAAGTAACAGACGTTATGGATTCTATGTTAGATGGATTTCACAACGGACAGGAAAGAGGTACAACTACTTACATTCCTGCTGTAGATGAGGCGTGGACTTGGAGAAAGCAAGAGATTACTATTTGGACAGGCTATCAGAATGAAGGAAAGAGTTTGTTTCTTAATCAACTTGCAGCGATAAAGGCGTTTCACGATGGATGGAAGTTTGGTATTTTTACGCCAGAGAATATGCCTATGCGAGACTTCTTTAACGATATTATAGAGATGTACATAGGTAAAAGTGCTGACCCATACTATTCACACCAGATGACTGAAGAGGAATATAAGGCAGGTATTGAGTTTGTAAAGAAACACTTCTTTGTTATCTATCCTAAGAAGTTCTTTACGCTTGAGAATATATTTGAACGTGCTAAATTCTTAGTACGCCAAAAAGGAATTAGGTCGCTAATTATTGACCCATACAATACTGTTCAGCATAAGATGTTTTCTGGCGAAAGAGAAGACTTATACATCAGTAGATTTATGTCTGAACTAAAGAGGTTTGCAATAGATAACGATATTAGTGTGAATTTAGTGGCGCATCAAGTAACGCCACAAAAGACTGAGGATGGTAGATACTACAAGCCTGATGTCAATAAGATAAAGGGTGGAGGTACGTTTGCTGACAAAGCTGATAACGTGGCGTATGTATGGAGACCAAACAGGGCTTTGGATTTCTCAGATACAAGTGTTATCTTTGGTACACAAAAGATAAAGAAGCAGAAGTTAGTTGGTATTCCACAAGACGTTACTGGCATAAACTTCAACATAAGAGAGCAGAGATATTACTTTAATGGGTACACACCCTTTAACGATATTGATGCTAAAAGATGCGAAAGAAAGCAAGAGTAGATGCGAATCAAAAAGAAATAGTACAGGAATTGAGAAAGCGAGGTATATCTGTTTTACATACACACCAACTTGGTAAAGGTGCGCCTGATATCATAGTAGGTTATATGAATTCAAATTACCTTATTGAACTAAAAGACGGAAACAAATCTAAGAGTCAACAGAGATTAACCAAAGACGAATTAGACTTCTCGCTGAAGTGGCGTGGAAGTTATGCAGTGTGCAATTCGTTAGAACAAATACTGTTACTTATAGATTATGACGAAGAACGAGCTATTAGATAAATTAGCTGAAAAATATGATGATTGGATGAATATGGCGAAATCCTTCTGGTTAAATGAAGAAGATGCGTCAGACCTCGTTCAAGAGATGTTTGTTAGAATTTTTGATTATGTTAAAGACCCTAATAAAATTATGTACAATGAAACGGAGTTAAATACGTTTTATGTTTATGTAACACTTAGGAATCTTTATTACTCAAAGCTAACTTACAATAATAAGTTTGTAAGTATAGATGACCATATGGCGACACTCGATAAAACTTATTTCTGTGAAGAAGAGTTTGGAGAAAAGAATAGAAAAGAATATCTGGAGAAGGTATTTAGTAATGTAGATTCAATAATGGACACTTGGTATTGGTATGATAAAAAGATGTTTGAATTATATTACAGAACTGATATGTCTATGAGAGATATATCAAGTGAGACAAATATAACATTAAGTTCAATTTTTAATACACTTTCAAATGCAAAAGCGCAAATCAGGAAAAAGCTCAAAGAAGACTACGAAGAGTACAAGCGTACAAAAGAGTAAAGGATTAGGAGATACTGTAGAAAAAGTATTTAAAGCTACAGGCGTAGATAAAATAGCCAAGTGGGCTTTAGGAGAGGACTGCGGTTGTGAAGAGCGTAAAGACGTTCTGAATCGTATGTTTCCTTACGCCAAACCAGAATGTCTGAATGAAGAGGAGTTTGAGTTTCTCCACTGGTATTTTACAAACAAACCGCCTGAGATTACATCAGACCAGCAAAAGAGATTAATCGCTATATACAATAGAGTGTTACATCAGAAAGCTAAACCAACAAGATGTACTCCCTGTTTTATAAATAGTATTCACAATAAATTATATAAGATATATGCAGAGTACGCAAAGCAATACGATTAGAGATATACACTCTCTTGAGAATTCAGCAGTATCTATGTTGAATATGTATGGATGGAATTTACAGTGGACTGGAGAAGGTATGTCTCACTGGGATGCAAAGGGATATACACCTAAAGGTAATAAGTGTATTATAGAAATGAAGTTCAGGGATTCATATTACTATAGTAAGATGTTAGAGGATTACAAGTATAAAGCTCTTATGAATTTAGACCCTGATGTTGTTAAACTTTATTATGTTAGTGACCCAAAAGGTGTTTATATATTTCACTTAAACAACTTCACTAAACTAAACAAAAAAGCTATACCCTGTCCAAAGACAACATTATGGAGTGATACTAAAGTAAAGAAATATGTTTATCTACTAAATGAGTGTGATGCTTCACTCATAATTAGAAACAATTAATAGCTATGTTGTTACTTTAATATGCCACTACTACGACCTAAGAAATACGAGAAAAACAAAGACTTCATTCAAAGATGTATGGGTAATGCTAAAATGGGAGAGGAAAACCCAGATAGAGACCAGCGTTATGCCGTATGTCAAACAATCTGGAAAGACCAGTTCAATCCAAAAAAGTAGTTAACAATTTTGTTTATTAAATAATTCTTTTATATATTTGTACTCAAATCAAGTACAGATGATTATAAAGAGAATTATATTACACCCCCTTAATCTTATACGAGTATCTGTAGCTATTGTAACACTCATTGTGTTCTTTTGCTTAGAAACTATACTCCTTATTATATATCACGGAGTAGAGACACCGTTAAGGACAGCCCTTAACTTAATAGAGAAGTTTATTAAATACACAATCAAATATATACGATAATGGGAAAATCAGGAGAAGAGTTCATCAAGTTTGTTGAGAGACAACAGCAAGAGGCTGGTGACGACAGAACAAGAGCGTTCTATGAGGATATGGAACGCCAATACTACGAAGCTCAAGAAGAGAGAGTTCGTATGAATTCAGAGGAATATAAACAACAGAGGGAAGAGATGAGGAAAGCACTATGGGGTGCGTTTAATCAATTTCATCCACACACTTGGATATGAAAGATAACAAAGATTGGAAGACACAGGCAGGTCTTGATATTTACGAATCATTAGTTGAACTTGCGCCTGAAGGATTTAGAGGACAGCCTCTTTACCTATCAGATGGTGTTTGGGTTTATCCTGATGGAACAATGGAAACAGAATAGATATGAAGCATACAATAATGACGCTGGATGGAAAGTTCTGGCAATACGATGAGATACTGAAAGAGATGGACAGTGATGAGTTCTACTATGGTTACTTAGGAAAGTACGCTCTTAGCAGTAGTTCGGTAAAGACACTTTTGGATTCTCCAAAGGCTTACTTAAAATCATTAAGACAACGGAGCGACACCCCTGCGTTATTACAGGGGAGGCTCGTTCACTTGGCGGTTTTAGAGCCTCACAAGTTTGATAAGCTAAACTTTGTGGATGTGAAGAGTAGAAACACTAAAGCATTTAAAGAAGCACTTAGCGAGAACTCGGAGAGCTATACGATGAGAGAACACGATTCAGCTATGTATATGGCTCAGGCGATTCACGATAATAAACACGCCAGAGAATTATTAGAGGGTACTGACAAAGAAGTGCCATCAATGAATATGATGTTTGGTAAACCCTTCAGAGGTAAAGCTGATGCTTTAGGTTCAGGGCGTATGGTTGATTTAAAGACAACAGGCAGTGATATGAATGAGTTTCACTGGAGTGCAAAGAAGTTTAAGTATATGTGTCAAGCCTACATTTATAGTAAGTTATTCGATGTAGATTACAAAGACATATATTATCTGGCGATAAACAAAGAAACTTATGACATAGGAATCTTTGATGTTTCGCAAGAATTTTATAACTTAGGCGAAAGTTTAGTAGAGAGAGCAGTTCAAGTATATACGGATGAGATAGAGAATGGAATGAATGAATTGCACAACTATACTATTAGAGGCACACTTTGATTGAAGACGATTATAAATTATTAATAGAAGAATATAAGAACGACATTCTTTTGTCACTCAGAATGGGAGTGCTGAGAGTAGATGAGTTAAAGTATCTGCTACAGCACTTCAAGGATGAGGAGAACTATGAGGCTTGTCAAGGGCTATCGAATGCTTACGTTCTATTTAAAGAAGAGTTAGATGAATACTGATTTTGATATATTAAGAGACATTACACAAGAGGTTTGTAAGGCAGACCCAACTAAAGAAACAAGACAGAGAGAAGTTGTATATGCACGAATGATTATGTATAAAGTCCTGCATAGTTTCCATAAACATACTTACACCAGAATAGGGAGGATGTTCGGAAAGAATCACGCCACCGTATTACATAGTATTAACCAGTTTGATAATATGGTTAGAAATGATGACTGGTTAAACAATAGATTCCACTGCGTTCTAAGTGAATACACAAAAGAGATTAGCTTACAGAACGAAGCTATTGCAGATGTATATCTAAAGAATAAAATACTTGAATCTAAACTGAAGGCGCAAAAAAGAATTATAAGACAGTGTAAGGAGATATCTGATGTTATTGATGGCGTACCTGAAGACAAGGTAAAGCAGATAACTCAAAAGCTCCGTATGCTTGTGGAGGTTGCTAAGAAAGAGATAAAGCCTCGTAATCAACAGACAGTAGTATATAACTCTAATATAGTATCACACGAATGAGAATAGAAACTGGAAGAATAAATTATCAACTCTCATTTGGTTTTACAATAGCTAACTACCATAATGAGTACAGAGCATTTATAATAGACTTTGCCTTTTGGTATATAGAATTTATATTTCAAGATTATGAAGAGGAAGAAAACAAAAGCTGAAATAGATAAGGATGTTAAGTTCATTCCTATTCCTGAGTGGCGTAATACTTATCAATATCATAGAACTAATAAACGTGCTACATACGTTGACTTAAACAAGAAGAGATGAAGTTTTATAAACAAAATACAATTTTTTACTTTTTACCTACAATAATTTATACCTACGATAAAAGACAATTAGGTTGCTACTTAATTGAGTTCTCTTGGCTAAACTATTGCCTTGAGATTGAGTTTGGATGGGATGATAAAATACCAGAATAAATATGAAACAAAAGAAATGGACTCAGGCTCAAAGGATAGCTAATCTGGAGAAAGCTACTTCTAATCTCTATATGATGATTCAGGCGATAATTGATAAGCTACCCAAAGAAGAAAACACCGAAGAGAAAAAGTAGTTACTTTAATTAAAGGTATCGTATGTCTGACGAGCAAGAGTTTAAGAAACAGGGAGTTATCAGTGCTAAAACACAGAAGTGGTTAGCTGAGAAGAAACGTAAAGAAGAAGAAGCGAAAGCTAAACCTAAACCAGCTCTGAAGAAAGAAGAGCCAAAGGCGAACAAACCAACGATTATAAAAGAAGAGCACCAGAGATATTCTGATGGGCGTAGAAACAACGGAGCTGTCAAAGGAATATCAAGAGGGCAAGGGCGTAAGCCAAAAGCGAAAGAAGAGGAGATAAAGAACTTCGCTCTTGGTTCAATGAAACGTGCCTTTGGTAGTGAGAAGAAAGCGTGGGAAGCTCTTGCAAATATGAGTAAAGATTCCTTCCCACACTTACGCCTGTTATGGGAGTATAAGTACGGTAAACCGAAAGAACAAAAGGAATTGAATGTAAAACAGGAAGTGAACATTCCTGTAATATCATTCTTAGACCCAGAGAAAACTATTGATATTGACGCTGAAATACAAGATGATGGCAAAGAAAATAAAGAATAGTTATTCTCCGTTCTTCAATGAGAAGAAGGGATTTGATTGTGTTGAATATGAGATAGGTAGAGAGAGATGCGAGGAGCAGTGTTCGTTCTGTAGCGTTATACCTATCACTGAGTAATGAAGAATGTTGTTCTTAATCCAAAGTATCATTCGTTATTTGAGTCTCTATCCAGATACCATATCTGTACTGGTGGGCGAGGTAGCGGAAAGTCTTTTGCAGTAAATACATTCTTAGTATTACTCACTTACGAAAAAGGGCACAAGATACTTTTTACTCGATATACAATGACTTCGGCAAGTATGTCGATTATACCAGAGTTTCTGGAGAAGTTAGACCTTATGGGTATTGGCGGTAACTTTACTGTCACAAAGACTGAAATCATAAACAATCTTACAGGGAGCAGTATATTCTTCAGTGGTATCAAGACAGCCAGTGGAGACCAAACTGCAAAGCTAAAGTCTATTCAGGGTGTTACCACGTTTGTATTGGATGAGGCGGAGGAGCTTACAGACGAAGAATCGTTTGATAAGATAGATTACTCTGTAAGGGCGATGGGTACGCAGAACAGATGTATCTTAATTCTAAACCCTACAACAAAAGAACACTGGATATATCAGAGGTTCTTTCAAAACAGAGGTATTCCTGATGGACACAATGGAGAGAAGGAGAATGTGAGTTATGTTCACACTACATACTTAGACAATAAGAAACACTTGTCTGAATCATTTGTGGCGCAAGTAGAGGATATGAGAACAAGACGCCCAGATAAATATAAGCACCAGATATTAGGTGGCTGGTTAGATAGAGCTGAAGGAGTTATCTTTACTCACTGGCGCATTGGAGAGTTCGATAACAATCAGGACACAATCTTTGGACTCGACTTTGGTTTCTCAACAGACCCCTCAGTATTAACTGAAATTGCAATAGACAAGGTTCGTAAAATAATATGGATTAGAGAGCACTTCTACAAGGCAGGTATGTCCACCTCCAACATATTCGAGATGTGCCGTAGAATCGCAGGAAAACAGCTTATAGTGTGTGATAACAGTGAGCCTCGACTAATAAGTGAGCTGAAGACTAAAGGACTCAATATAACGCCAACGATAAAGAAGAAGGGTAGTATATTAACAGGAATCGCTCTAATGCAAGACTACGATATTATTGTAGATAAAGAATCTATCAATACAATTAAGGAGTTCAATAATTATGCTTGGAAACTAAAGGGTAGTATTCCACAGGATAACTGGAATCACAGCATTGACGGAAGTCGGTATGCAATTCAATACCTACTTACTCGAAGTATTCCAAAAGGTATGTATGTTATAAAGTGATAACAGGCGTTTTAAGCCTTGCATTTTGGTGTTTTAGAGCACTTCTCTACTCAAGTGATACCAAGATACCTTTATGAATTTAAACGCCCTAATTTAAGCTTTTATCCCTCTCTATCTCTTTCTGTAGATTAGCAAGAGCCCTCCACGCTACTTTAGCTGAGTGGCGCACTCCATCTGTATCTATTGTACCAGCCTCAAGTAAGTGGCGAGTTAGTGCATCTAATTCATCGCCAGATTTACTTCTAT